GCTGGTAAACCAGTTGCTAATATGCAGTTATGGATTAAAATGGACACCCTTTCACAACAGTTGAATGTTGTGGAATGGCGTTGGGTAAAAGCGCATAATGGGAACCCGATGAATGAATTGGTTGATACATTGGCGAGGGAGTGCGCAACGGCTAATGCATAGGAAATCCAACCCCAGGGACATCTTCGGGGTCTGGGCAATTAGGAATATCTGGGCATTCGCAAGGCACAACATATCCAGATTCGTTTGCAAATAAGAATGGTATTCTATCATTTGGACCAATACTGTTATTTGGTGATGTTGGAACTGGAACACATCTATATGGAAATAACATACGAAGATATCCGTTTGATAACCTGAAAATATTATAACTTAACCCGTAAATTCTTAGTTCTCTTCTATAAATATTTTGTGGAACTAATTTTACTTTAAATATTTGATTTTTTACTTGACTAAAGTTTCTTTGTCCCGTTGGTGCACCTTTTTCGGGTTCTGTCGCGAATGAGTACGAATAAAACCTCCTACTCATTGGTGTTCTTTTATGGTGAAGACCACTTTGAATAGATTTTAAGAAAAATGTTTTTCCAGATTCTTCTGTGAGGACTTCTTCATTATCTAATATCATTCTTATGTTATACATGTGTTCAAAATAGTTAATATTATCTTCATGGTCTATTTCTCTTCCAATATTATCATAATTGCATGCGGACAATATTTGGTCATTACTAAATCTTAAACACTGAAAAACAAAATAGAACTCTTTTATTGGATTTATAAAATTAGTTCTTGCTACCCAATCATATTCTCCTAGTGGAATAAGTTGATTATCTGCTTGTTGAACTTGGGTAAATGCGTAATCCCTACATGTATTCATGACTTTATATTTTTCGTATCTATCTAATAAAATGAAATCTGCGGTAAGTTTAAAATTTTTCACCTCAACTTTATCAAGTTTTTTTAATGAAACTGTTTTTATTGTGTGTCCACTTGCAGGGTCACCGGTAGAATAATAAATTGTATTTCCATCCCTTGACATACATATATGTATTGCATCTCCAAGTGTATTTTGCACTGGTTTTACATATTCAAGTAAATAATTACCCGAATCTCTTATATATGTTCTATATTCGCCAGCTGTAAATAATCCTACTACTATTCTTTTTCCATCTGAAGATATATCAAATGTAGCATTTGTTTCTAAACCAATAATTCTTGTTTGTTGATCTAAAGATAAATCAAATACATATAACACAGAATTTACAATATCTAGGGCCATAACTTTTGTTCCATCACCGGATACTCTAGTATATCTCAATTGTGCAGTTGCATCACTCGCGGTGAGTGTTTTGTATAGATATGGATTTTGGGGATCTGTATAATCTATTACTTTTAAAGTATTTTCAGAAGTAGTCACATGTAAAGGATCTATATTACTTGTAAACCCTACCGCAACTTTATTTCCTTCGTCGTCAACTCCAACTGATTGCCCGTATCCAACACCTAGATTTACTGTTGCAATTAAATCATTGTTTAGATATGAATAAACATTTCCATCCACTGGATCTGCGACAAAAAATTCATTATATTTGGGAACAGTGGCTACACCCATACCCCTTGAATGGAACTGTGTACCTGTGCCAATAATTCTACCACTTGTAATTCTTTGATCATCTGGGAAAGAAGGATCATCTTGGCGATATAAAAAGTTTGATTGGAATCTAGTATACGCAATAGATTCATATGTTAAATTGTCAACACTTTCTCTTACATACTTGCTATTAACACCATAATACTCAATTTTATCCCCTCTATGAGCCCATATGTATGGTGTTAATCTATTTAATATTCTCAACTGTGATGTAATCATACCGAATCCACCAAATGTTGTTCCATCTTTTTGATTTGTATCTAAATCTGGAATATATCTAATATCTAAAACCCTTTGTCTCGTGGATAAATTATCTGCTGCTTGGTATGGAGTTTCTGGATACACAAATTTTGTAAAACTTTTAGAAAGGATGAGTTCTTCAAGTTTTCTTGTTTTTATTTCAAGTTCAACTTCTTGTTCTTTTATTGCACAGATTGGTACAGCTAATTCTGGTTTTTGATAGAAATGAAATGGTATGTTTACTATAAATTTTTGTGGACGATTATAATTAACGACAGCATATTGTTTTGTGTAGTCATCGGTTGCATCTTGAACAACTGATTTACCTAAAGTTTTTGAAAGACCATATTGTTTTGTTTGTGTAATGCTTTGTTCTGAAAAAACTTGTAAATAATCTGTATTTACTCTTTCAACCAACACACCACCAATGTATAAATCAATATAATCAAATAATGCATGACCAAATGAATCCACGTATCCATGATTATATAAAATAACTGGATCCATTTCAAATTCAAATGCAATTTTTGTCAAGAGATCTCCTTGATTTTGTGGAATTCTATACCTTGTTATTTGATCAAAATCAATTGGTTTGGGTGATTCAATCTTAATATTTTGTCTTGAGAAGTGTGTATGTTTTTTATGTACCTGGCTAAAAAAACTAAATTCTGGGTCATCGGTCAAGAATTTATCTTGTTTACCGACTGATTCAATTTGGAGACGACCAGCCATTCCTACTAATAACAGTTAAAATTTTAAACCAGCTAATCCGCTCGCTACTCTGAGGACATTATAACTTAGTGCATAAACCCTTACTTTATTATCTTTACTTTTTGAGAAACTTTTAACTGGTGGTGAGTTTTTTCCCATTTCATATCTCAAAAGAATGGGTATATCTCCCTCTTCTGCATCTGATTTTGGAAAAACATGACCATATGTTTTGGCACAATATACATCTGATATATTTGGTTCTATTTCAACTGTTAACATCTGATGACTTATACGACTCATGTTTACCTGTCCTGTTGGATATGGTTTTTCGGGTTCTAATGCAAAACTATACATACCAAACTCTGATGATGTATCAAAATCAATGAATTCCTTGTCTTTATACCTATATCTCATTGTTCTCTGTTCTGGTATATTAACATGATGTTCCATTGGTTGGTCATAGACTAAAAATTCTCTATTACCATCGAATACAACTTGGTTATTAAACCTTAATTCAATTCTTTTAATTTCTTGGAATCTTAGGGTATTGTTAAATTGTTTGTATGTATCATTTTGTACAACAAAAAACATTTCTTTTACTGGGTTTTTAAAATTCAACATGACACTCCGTTTATTCATGGGAAATTCCATATTAAACTGAGCAATTTGAACTTGTGTAATCACATAATCCAAGGGTCTTGTCATTAAAAATTGTCTTTCTCTTTCTTCTAGAAACCCAAATGTTGCTTCAAGTGAAACTGATTGAATGTATGATTTAACTTGATGACCATTTATATGATTTATTCTTTTTCCACCAAATATAATATCATCAAATTCTCTGAGTTTTAATCGTAATCCAATTTTTTGTCTTTTGAGGGCACACATGGGTATTGATAATTCTGGAGCCCTGAAAAAGTAAAAAGGCAAATCCAAAATGTATGTATTGAAAGTATTTGAATTGTAATCATCCATTGATGCTGCAACAGTGTTATAAACATCATCTAATGCATCATCAGTAAAATTATCTATAAAATCACCATGACCATTAATTTTTTTTAATGAATTTTTTGTATCAGATTCACTATTATTCAATTGCTGATGAATGTAAATGTATTCCCCTGGTAATCTTTCAATGAGTTGATTACCTATTATTAAATCTACATGTTCCACGAGTTCAGTAAACATAGATGGGACATATGGGAAATTAATATTTTGATCATAAGTCATACCATCTCTCCCTTTTACCGTTTCAGGATATTCATCACTCTGAATGTCATTAATTGTAAGTCTAAGAGCTAAATTTTTTACTAAATCTCCGTGGGAATATGGAATATCACAGAAGAGGTCTTTTCCAAAATCGTGAACCCCATCAAAAGGTAACTCCTTCTGTTCCAGGGAAAATTTTGAATGTCTCTTGTAATTCATAAAAAAGTAGGACATCTGAGGATTTCCAACAAACCAAGAATCTTGGACACCCTTGGCTGCGAGCTTGAGACTCATCTATTATAGTATGTGAGTAAAAAATTGATAAAAAAAACGGGATGTTTTAATAAGATGTCATCTCTTAACTTACAACTTAAGAAGTTTGACCCTAGGAAGATGGCAGATGATAAAATTTGTGTCTTCATTGGTAAGAGAAACACAGGGAAATCTTACCTGATTAGGGACATTATGTATCATAAAAGGCATATACCAACGGGGGTGGTTCAATCTGGCACAGAAGAGGGAAATGGTTTCTATGGTCAGTTTATACCAGATTTGTTTATATATGGCGAATATGACAGAGAAGCAATTGATAGAGTTATGGCGAGACAAAAGAAATTAATGAGGGAGAATACAAAAAAAAATATTGGAACATTCCTACTTTTAGATGATTGTATGTATGACAATAAATTCCTAAAGGATACATGCATGAGACAAATTTTTATGAATGGGAGACACTGGAAGATATTTTTTATGCTTTCTATGCAGTATTGTATGGACTTACCACCCGCATTAAGGGCAAATATAGACTATGTTTTTATTCTTCGTGAGAACATTGTTGCGAATAGAGAGCGTTTATGGAAAAATTTCTTTGGTATATTCCCAACATTTGACCTATTTGGTAAAACAATGGATGCATGCACCGAAAATTTTGAGTGTCTTGTATTGGATAATACTGTTAAATCTAATAAAATAGAGGATTGTGTATTTTGGTACAAGGCTAAATATCCTCCCCCCAAATTTAAAGTTGGTTCCCAAACATTTTGGCAAGCACATAAGAAAATGTATAACCCCAAATATGAAACTTCAGCTTCTTCCAAATCTGTTAAACAGGCGAACAAAAAAACAGGAATTACAATTTCAAAAGCAAAATAATTGCGTCACATTATTTTTCATAAAACATAAGTATTTACTAAATGGATACATTGAATTTAGGCCTGAATGATGACGGCATGGTTCCTTTGAATGCTTATGTGCCACCACCACAAACTTTAGTTCCAACAAAAGAAGATAAAACACTTGGTCCAGATATGCCTCCCATGTCTCCACCCCCACCAATGGATGCGAAATACGAAGAAAAAAATATAAATAAACAACAAATAGCGATGGACTCTACACCAATTTCAGATATTGTTGATTCATACAGCGGGGGAGGGTCAGCGGTTGGTCTCATGGACCCCCCAGCTGCGAGCGCTGATCCACGATTGCAAAGTATCCAGAATGTTGCTCCACAAAACGCACCAGCGTTTGGTCCAACTCCCACAATGGAAACACCAAACCCACCACCACAAAACAAGAATCCATTCAACTTAACAGATGATCAAATGGAAGCCCTTATCGTTGGTGTTTGTGCCGCCATAGCCATTAGCAAACCAGTCCAGGAAAAACTTTCCTCAACTGTTCCACGATTCATGAATGATATGGGTGGTCGCTCTGCCGTGGGTCTCGCCTCAACAGGTTTGGTTGCCGCAATTGTTTACTTTATTCTTCAGCGATACATTTTCAAAAAGTAATTATTTATTTTTATCTATTTGAAAACATATATTGATATGTTTGAAAAATTTCAAGTTTTTCAAATATTATTGTTACCCATTCCCAAATTTTCAACATTCATGACTACGCGGGTATCAGCAAATGGTCCATCACGCCAGAAATAGCCTAAGAAAAGGAGTGAGAACAAAAGGAAACCCATGTAGAGGAAGGTAAACCTTACAGTGTTTCTCTTGTTTCTGCCATATTCCTTGAGGCCGTTTTGGAGTTGTGGGTTAGTGAGAGAGAACGCAAACGCCAATGCCCCAGACAACACAACAATGGCAAGCAAGAATGCCCATTTAACATGAAGGAATCCACTTCCATTCATGAAGCGTAACAAAAATGGTATGACAGCAAACATCCAAAATGAATTAAAACCATAACCATCTGAAAAGTTCTGAGCCAATATGGACATGTATATAAAAACCCATGTGAAGGCCATTTTTATAATTTCGATGTCAAGCATCTCGTGACTTTAATTTAATAAAATATTTTAATTATCCTGTATGACAGACTTACAAAATCTTGTCTTATTGTTGATGGGTGTATAAATACCTAATTCATTGGCAATTTTTTTGAGTTCATCCGTTTGATTCCAAAAGTTTTTACTATGACTATACTCTGTGACAGTTGAGTGGGCAAGCTCGTGAAGAAGGACGTGCATTATCTCATTTGGTGAACCATCAATACACAAACCTATTTCGTATCCCTTGTTAGTGTTGTACCCAAGCGTCCTGAAATATTGTTCCTGGTGCGCAACCAATGTAATTTGTGTAGATAATTTACGGAACTCTGGTTTTTCGTGGGTTGCTAAATGTTCTCTCAAAGTTCTATAACGCTCCTTGACATCTCTAAAATTTTTAGGCTCTCTAGTATTTAACAGAATGTATATATTTATTATAATAAGTACGATTGCTAAGAGCATCTTATTGTAACATGATATTTTTTATTATATCAAGAGCACTGTCTTCTGATACATCAAACCATGTTCCATAAAATACTTCATGTAAAAATTCTGGAACTCCTTCCAAATCAATAGGTATTTCTTTAGAGGGTAGGGTAATCCATCCTGATTTAACTTCTTTCTTTACATCCCTAAAAACACCCTGGTCTTGACATATAACTGGTTTTCCAAAATAATTTGCTTCTAACATTGGTAATCCAACTCCTTCTCCTCTTGTAAATGAAATGACATAATCACATAAGTTATATAAACTTGCAAGTCTTTCTAATGGAATTTTTTCAGTTATAATTTGAATATTTTTTGTTTGTGTCAATTCATCTTCTTTGTTTGTCTTAACAATTAATAAATGATTTGTTCCCTCCGCAGCTTTAGCAAAAACTTTTGTAAGGGTAGTGACATTCTTTCTTTTATCATTTGTTCCGACATACAAAAATATTTTTCTTTCTTTGTCCATAGCTTTGGGAACAACAAATGGTTTCATTCTAATTAAATCAGATGTGTACCAATTTAGGGATACTGCATTAACTCCGTGTTTTACCAAAATTTCTTTGAGGTAATCATATGGAACAACAACCTCATCAAATATTTTCATTGATTTTATAATACCTGGATGAACATCTGTTGTTTCAAACATTGTAAATAATTTAATTTTTTTAAAACTTCCATTTAATTGGTTCTTCCAATGTGACCACAAAAGAAATGTTTCAACTAATTCCGAAACAGTCACTGTTCCTTCTTCATCATCTCCTTTTAAACCACA